CTCAGCAGAACGGCCTCTTGGCCTTTATAAAATCACTTTCATGAATTCAATAGGTTCCCTGGCACATCTTATCAAATGTGCTGGTGTTGAATCCACTCCAGGTAACAACTTTGCGGCTACTAATCCTGCTGTCCTTACCCTAGTGATTTCGGCAACATAATTTGTCTTATGCCATGCCCTATATAATCCTCTATATATTCTTATATTTTCTCGGTCCTCTGTTTCCATCTTATAGCTCTTCTTTTTCCTCTCTAAACTTGAAAAAGCCTTTATTTGGAAGTCTTTTCTCAGTGTGTCTTCGTATTTTATTCTGTACCGAGCAACTATATAGTCGAAATATTCATCTATCCCTTTCCTGCAAAGTGCGTATTTTCTATACAACTCTTCGACTTCCGTTTTAATCTGCACTTCCACTAATCTAGTTTCCTTAATAGATTGTGTCGTGTCACAACCCCCTTGTAATGGGTGTAATTCATGGTATAGGTCTAGTACTGATCGCTCAGTATTAAACAACTCTGCTATAAAGTCGTAGACGTGCTCTTTCACAATCCGCAACAAATTCTCATTACCCCCCCTGTCTGCGACTTCTGAAAATCTACAATCTGTGGCTCTTAATAAGGCTATACAATCATTTGGCTTACCTACCTCGACTCGCCCATGTACCATTGTTGCTATAGACCTTGTTAAATATTGTGCACCGGATGGCTTAGTGGCTCTGCCATCGACTCGTAGAAATTCACCTATCGAACCTATATTCATCTTAGACGCCTGTGCACGTATGCCAGCCGATTCCGTATTGGCTAATAGATCCGTGCAATTTTTTATATTTGACGCGATTGCAAACATGTCATCACCATTGTGTATGGCATATGTCGTTTTCTCTTGTAGCCCAGCATATTCTAAATACACCCTGTTTAATACTGTGTTTATAAATGATGTCAATCTCCACCCACTCATTAACGTCCCAGCAATATTAATGTTCTTTTTTAAATCGTTGTATTTAACAGACATATTCTCAATCGAAAGACTCGTCCACTTACAGGCTGCTATCTGCTCCTCAGACAAGTATTTACCGAATACGTCTGCCCAGGCGTCTACTACCGCTTGCATACTTGCTTTACTGTGTTGACTGTTGAAATCGTCATAATCAAAACAGAAGGGCACTGAATACTTCATCTTACTAGTCAATGCTTTTACGTATTTCTCATTTGCTTTGGTACCAACGGGGAAATACAGTGGTAAACATTCATCGGCATCTCCCATACTAAAATCCGCTAATGCAAATGACGTGACGTCACAACCATATAATGCACGCACCTTGCCCCACTCGTACTTAGTACTTGTCGAGGCGTGCAAGCTAGGGAATCGCGTTATCCACTCCTTAAAACTGTTTCTATCAATAGCACTAAACCATGCACTCTTAACTTTAGCTTCTCGAGGCAACTGCCTTTTAATCGCAAGGTCCTCCTCATACTGACTAACTACCGATCCATTAGGCATATTTGACCACCTTAATGACCAGTACGATTGCCAATCCTTACTACGTGGCACATGCCCTTCCATCTCAGCTTGCGTGAATATATATCGTGATATTTTCCTAACTATGTTAGGATCAATAGGTACTGTTTTAATGTCTAACCTATTGCGTATTTCTTTCTCCCAATCTACCCCCGAGTCCATCCTATTCCACAACACTTGCAATTCAAATATAACACTTAAGTCATCTCTTTTATATCTTTGCAACTGTTTTGCTGCTTGGCTTTCTTTTTTCATCAAAGATATAGCGCCGTTTACTGTGTCACAACATGACATTACAAATGTTATCATGTCCCTGCACAAATTAGTTCCAAGTAAGATAAACATAAGAAATGTAATATGCGATACTTTAATTTCATTACCACTACGGACTAGCCACTCATGGCACGCTATGCACCTCAATACATGCTCAGTGGGGCTAGCAATTAATGCGAGCTCAAGTTCCTTAGTACCTATGAATAAGTGATGATCTTGCGTTATATGCTCAACCTTTAAGTTGCTGACAGCCCCTACCAATTGCCGTATAATGTCTTCTCTATTTAGATCAGGAGTCATCATACTTTTATGAGGGTCGAGCTCGCTGTAGAAATCTACATTCTCATCTCCGAGTATATCCGTACGCATATTCCCTCCTAACATCGCTCCAACTTGTGCACAAGTCTTTGGCGTAAAATTACTTACCAAACTGGTTATAGCATAAACAGCAGTATATATTCCGAATTTAACACTATAGCACCAAATTGACTCACCATTAATCATTAACGGTTTCAATACCTGTAATGGTATATTATCTGTGATATAGATCTTAACCAACACCATCGAACTATCGTAAGGCCCTGACTCGTCCCCCTTAACGTCCAAATATGCAGGTATTAGATTTCCAACGCTTCTGTTGTCTCGTTGTCTACACCATCCGTCTCTACTGACTGATCTATTGACTGCGACGTCTGTGTGTCTTCCGACACTAATTGTGAGACTACAGGTATGTCGGCTGCTGTAGTCAACTGAAAATCCGTATAGTTATAGGCTAACTTTTCAGGCGTCGTCTTAACTACCACCAAAGTTTTGTCACCGTCAATTAGCTTGCCTACTGGTTTACGTATCGGTATATATCTAGCCACGTACCGCGTTTGTAATTCACCATTTATGAACGCCACGTAATCAATTATGTCTATATTGACACTTAATGCTAATTTATCCGTAATGGCCGGGATGTGCAACCAATTTCTTTTCCTTGCAACAATAGACCCGACATTGATAGTGTACAAGTCGTCTTCGTAATCCGATGGCTTGAACACAGGCATTACCTGTCCATTTGAATTAGCAGCCCAGTTCTTATAATATCTCTGTTCGGCACTAGAGAACGCGACCGCATCGTGTCCACTAACTCTTAAAATAGATAACATTTTATTGACTGTCCTCGCATCTGTGGTTACCAAACATCCTTTCCTTGCATTGAAGCCCATCGTTGCACTATACTTAAGTTCATTCAAATAAAACCTCTTATCATTTACCGCCATACTTAAACATGGAAACAATGCTGGTTTCACCTCACGTGCCACCATTTTGATAACTCTCTGCCCGTAGACTTCAGATTCAAAAAATGTATACTGATTATCATCTAAATCTGCCTTGGACACGATTATATCCCTCTGATTAACACGGTCACCATATAAATGCAGGGCATGATCATATCCTGCGTTTGTAGACCACAACACTTCGATGTTATTGCCGAACCGATAAGAGGCAGCCTCTATAAATAATCTGTATGGCTGTGTGACAGAACTCCCAGTAACTCCTAACATTGCTAAGTTGTCACTAATATTTCCTCCGCCTGCAGTTGCGATTTCAAATATACCACAGTATAAAGCTTCACACACAGCTGCCGCATGCAGATATATACGTGTTGGATACTTTAAAAAATTTTCCCAGGTTAAACGTCTCTCTGCATACGCTTCATATGGTGTCCCTTCTAATATCTCTTTAAATAATCCTCTTCTCGTACTGACGACTGGCATGTAGACCTCTTGAATCGGATTGATCCAAGCATTGGCCTCGGCTGCTCGTGCCATTGGATTGAACAACCCGTTGATGACCATGAAGTATGCTAAATCAAACTGACTTTCAAGCCTGTTACTATAAACATACTTTCTCAACGTCTGCATCACTTCATGAGCGCTAAATTCTACCACTTGTAAATCAATGTGTCCGTGACGACTATTTGGTAACTGAGCGATAAATGTTGCCAAGGCTGGTGATTCATGCAATATCTTTTGGGTGCAGTTACTAGAGAACTTAGATAGCGCAATAGCCAATATGGAAACTTCTTTAGTTGTTAAGTTTTCTAAGTTAGGTAAGAAAATATCCTTTTCAATATCTGGAGTTTCAGAGAGTCTGATGACAGGAGGGATATCTTCAAACGTAATACCTTGTCTGTCGGCGATATCTATACCAAGGTAGTCTCTTAATCTAATTTGAACATGACCGTCATCATAGTATTCATAGTCATTACCTACCTTGTACTGTTCTACCGAAGAACTTTTATAGATCCACAAACGTAGTAAATTGTATAGAACACTCACACAATTCTCAGGCTGGTTATTTCCGAGGACAGAGCCCCAGTTGACTGCTGTATCCAACCGGAATCGGGCTGTCGACTTTAATAAGTCGATACATGCCTTTTCCAGTGGCGCAGCATAATCATCTAATAAGCGACTATTCCACCCGTCGTAACAACTTGGGTCGTCTACTAACTTTCCGATACCGATACCAATTGGCGACAAGACATTGGTAAATACCGCACCTCTTCTGAAGTCTTCAGACTTGTATCTGCCTTCTGCAGTGAAAGCAACGTTAGCCTTAATGCCGTACTTATATGTACGCATTAAACCTGCGTTGGCTGGCACATAGTCGCAAATTGGTCCTGATAATTGATCGTAAAGTTGATAGCTCATAGTGGGGTTTTCGTTG